CGCCGGCGCGCTCGTAGGCGATGAGGTAGTTCATGAAGAAACTCTTTCGGGTTGGGCCAAGTCATTTTTTAATGACTCAGCGTGAGCGGCCGCCGCGCGGTCAAGGCACGCAAAAGAGCACGCGGCTTCGTCCCAATCTGCAATAAATTCGGCCTCGTAGTCACGGAACGCGAACTCGCGGCCTTGAACCTTGAACATGAACATGCCGCGCGTGGTCGTTGCCAAATTGCGGCAGACAGAGCAGCGCGGCAGCGAGTGAATTTCAATGGTCATCTGGTTGAAAACCCCTGAGCTGAAAAAGTTGGTGCGGTACGTAAAACTACGTAACGCGTCAGCCACAATATCACGCGCCTCGGCGCTTGTAAACTTCTTTTTTTCTCAATTATTGTAAGAAAAATTTCATGAAGATGAAAGATCCAGAAAACTCAGAAGTGCGTAAAGTTTACCTAGTTGCAACACTCCGCTCGCCGCGCCTGATATTTAGTCTGGACAGTCTAATTTACTGCTCATTCTAAAGGTGTTAGTTTCTGACAGTACGCGCGGTAACGCGGCTGTCAGTTTTCGCGTTCCTGGCTAAGTGCTATGTTCTCTATATATTATAAAATCAAGGTACGTAGTTACCTGATTGGCGTTCCTGGTTTACCCTTTTAGAATCAGTTGGTTGCGTCAAAACTTTATATATGGTAACGCCCGTCGTGCCCTGTCTCGACCGAGACCCTGAGAGAAATGGCTTGGACCGCGTTCCCGCGTAACGTTTGGTCCTAGTACTTAGATTCTATAGGCTTTAAGCTGGAACGCGGCGGGAACGCGGCAGGCGCGTTTTCTTCAGTGCCGCTGTGAATAAGTTCTAATAGAATGTTGAGTTTATGGCTGAGTTACGCGGGAACGTACTCGAGGTACGTGCCGCGTTACTTTATTTTCACCTCGTTAAAGTCGCGAAGAGGCGCTTTTTGTAAAAAGTCAGAGCACGATTTTCGCGAGACTTTACATCGGGTGACGGTTAGGTAAAGGTACGCAGCTATTTGAACTGGGAGGAGGGGCTGCTTGGCGCGCACGAGAACAGCGAAGCAAGTGTCACAACTTAAGAAGAATGGCTTCGAGGGCGCGGACATGCGCCTTGGCGGGCCGCGTTCTCAGACGCGTCATTTAGTTCCGTGGCGTCCGGGTAAGTCGGACAACCCGGCTGGCAGGCGGCGGATCTCTGATGAGATCCGCGCGGTCCTTGACTCTGAGATACCTGACGGCATTCTGTTCGCGATCAATCAAGCACGCATAAAGAAGAAGGAGCCGGCGCTAGCTCCTGGTACGACGTTCCGCGAGGCTGTTGCCGCGCGCTTGGTGATCAGGGCGCTTGACGGCGACGTGAGCGCTATTCGCGAGGTCGCTGACCGCGACGAAGGCCGGCCAGCTCAGCGCATCAACGTGAACGCCAGTGAGAGCAAGGAGATTGTGATCCGCGTGGTAGAGGAGCGCGCTGAGGAGCGCGACCTGGTAGAGGTCGAGGTTCAACAGCTGACGGACGGCGCTCCTCCGGACGCGCTGCCAGGATGAGGCGTGTCTTATAACGTACATTATGTTAACTAGCCTCCTGTTGATAACAAAGGACTTACGTGGATTTGCACCATTATTGGTGCACCTTTTGGCGAGGAAACTGGTCCGAGTACAACCGGTTGTATTCAGAGTCTGACAGTGTTGACTTGGTTTGAACATGTTGACCAGGATTGAGTCTGAGTTTGATCGTGACGAGCGCGTGACGCTAGCGCCAAGAGCGCCAAGAGCGCTTAAACGTTAGCTGAGCCAAGGCTAGAGCGCGCCGCGCTCGTTGACTGTTTGTATTGCCTAGCGCGGCCCAATTGAACCTTGGCCAGCCAGGCGCGGCCGGCGGGTGATTCTGATGAGTATCAGGAGCGCTTGGGAGGGCCCGGGTCAAAGAAATAGAAGAGGACCGCCGCTAGAGACAGCAGGGCCCCAGAAGTTTTTTGGATAATTTTGGAAGATCTGATGAATTAGCTAAGCCATCCAAATGCCAGAGTTCGAAGTCCGGCTCAAGTCAACTCGCGATCACCCGAAGCAGGACCTCTTCGTCAACTCGCCCGTGAAGCGCAAGGTCGTTCGCGCTGGCCGCCGTGGCGGCAAGACCACGGGCTCTGCTATCCTCTCGCTCAAAAAATTTCTGGCCGGCCGCCGCATCCTCTACGCGACGCCGACGTCTGACCAGCTTGACCGCTTCTGGCACGAGATCAAGCTCGCGCTCCAGTGCCCGCTTGACGCCGGCGTCTATTACAAGAACGAGACGGAGCACCTGATTGAGCTGCCGGGCACTGAGCAGCGCATCCGCTGCAAGACCGCGTGGAACGCTGACATGCTCCGCGGCGACTACGCTGACGTTTTGGTCTTTGACGAGTTCCAACTGATGAACGAGGACGCGTGGAGCGTGGTCGGCGCTCCTATGCTTCTTGACAACGACGGCGACGCGATCTTCATCTACACGCCGCCAAGCGCGAGCACGAAGAGCGTGACCAAGGCGCGCGACCCGCGTCACGCGTCGAAGCTCTACAAGCGCGCGCTCGAGGACAAGTCTGGCCGCTGGCTCGCGATTCACTTTTCGTCCCACGACAACCCGCACATCAGTGAGACCGCGCTCGCCGACATCACGGGCGACATGAGCAAGCTCGCGTACCGCCAGGAGATCTTGGCGCTTGACTCTGAGGACGTGCCGGGCGCGCTCTGGACCAGGAAGCTCTTAGACGACACGCGCGCTGAGCGCGCGCCAGAGCTCGTGCGCGTGGTCGTGGCGCTTGACCCGTCTGCCACGTCGACTGAGGTTTCTGACGAGTGCGGCGTGATCGCTGCGGGCCGCGACGCGGCGGGCCATGGCTACGTCTTGTTTGACCAGAGCCACCGTGACACGCCGGCGGGCTGGGGGCAGCGCGGCGTCGGCCTTTACCACGAGCTCCACGCTGACCGGCTCGTCGCAGAGACGAACCAGGGCGGCGAGATGGTCGAGTACGTCGTGCGGACAATTGATAAGAACGTAAGTTACCGCGCGGTCCACGCGACGCGCGGAAAGCTCGTGCGCGCGGAGCCCGTCGTGGCGCTCTACGAGCGCGGTCTGATCCACCACGTTGGCGACTTTCCGGAGCTCGAGGACGAGCTCTGCACGTGGGTCCCCGGGGCCAAGAGTCCGAACCGGCTTGACGCGCTCGTGTGGGCCATGACGGACCTGATGCTCCACGACCGCGAGCTCGGCCTGCTCAGCTACCTGACCAGCGGCCGGGCAGAGGAGGACCTGAGTAACGTGGACAAGGTTCAGCAGGCAAAGAGTTTGATCAAGCCCGCGCTCACTGACGAGCAGCTCGCGTGCCCCGAGTGCGGCGTCGTGCTCGTAAGGCACCTTGGCAACGGCTTCCTGCGCTGCCAGCAGTGCGGCCATCAGTTCAGACTGATCGACGCGCCAGCGGTTAACCGCGGCCCGTCGCGCGGCGAACTTTTGCAGAAGGGAGCTCACTGATGATCCTGTACTGGTTCGTGCTCGCGTGGCGTTTCTTGCTCAGGCTCGTCAGGCCCGTCAGCGCCCGCGACGTGGCGCAAATTAATCAGAATGCTCCGTGCCCCGTGTGTGGAGCGCGGCGCGGTAAGCTCCGCGCGGTCAGGCAGGTCGTGAGTACGACGACCTTTAGTTTGTCCGTCGCGTGCCAGCACGAGTGCCAGGTCTGTGGCGCGCGGTTTTATGAGGCTCCCGTGGTCAAGTTGGACGCGGCGCGCGTAATGGGCGCGGTCGGATTTGACGACCCCGCGGAGCTTGGGGCGGCTAAGCCGGCTAGTATGTCACGGGCGGTGATGAGGTAAACGATGCCAGAGCGCACGGGATCAGCGATCGTCAGGCCGTTGGGCCAGCTGGTGCGCGCGCTTGAGCGCTATGCCGATACCGCGTTCAAGCCGCCGTCGGACACGATCAGGGGCATCGACCAGGACACGTGGTACTCGCCGCTCCAGCCGACTCAGCCGTTCGCGCCGGCCGGCACGGAGGCGCGCGGCTTCCAGTACTGGGCTGGGCAGAATCTCATGTGGACGCCCAGACCAGACGCGGAGTACTCAGCGTCTTATCTGAAGTACCTTGGAACTTATCCACTCGCGCGGATCGCGATTGAGAACGTCAAGAACGCCGTGATCACCGCGAGCTGGGAGATCGCGCCCAAGCCTGACCCGGGTGAGACGCGCACCGCGGCCGCGCGGCGCGGTCGCCGCGACCAGAACATCAAGAAGCTCGGGAGCTTCTTTGAGATGCCAGACCGCGAGCACGCGTGGCCAGAGTGGGTGAGCCCGCTCCTCGACGACATGCTCGTGATCGACGCCGCGACCGTCCTGGTCAGGCGGACGTATAAGGGCGACGTGGCCGAGCTCGCGGTCCTGCGCGGTGAGATGATCACCAGATACATTGACGAGAACGGCTTCACGCCGCTGCCGCCGTCGCCTGCCTACGCGCAGGTCTGGTGGGGAATGCCGCTCGTCAACCTGACCTTAGACCAGCTCGTGTACAAGCCACGGAAGATCGTCCCGCGCAACACGCTCAGCTCGCAGCTCTACGGGATGAGCGAGACCGAGCAGCTCGCTGATGAGATTAAGGTCGGGATCGCGCGGCTCGCGTTCGCGCTCGCGTACTATGAGGACGGCTCAGTTCCGGGCGCGCTCCACGTCGTGCCGCCGGGCGTGGGCTCGGACAAGATCGGTGAGGCGATGCAGGCGATGAACTCGGAGCTCGCGGGCAACCTGGCCGCGCGCCGCCAGTACCGGATGATTCAGGGATTCAATGAGAAGGGTGAGGACCAGATCTTATTTCCTAAAGAGCCTTTGCTTGCCGACCCGTTTGACGAGATGCACATTAAGAAGATCATGTTTGGCTATGGCGTGAGCCCGGCGCGACTTGGTAAGACGATGAACCGCGCGAGCGCGCAGTCGACCGAGGAGGCGTCGGACATCGAGGGCATCCTGCCGATCTTTGCGTCGCTCAAGAGCCTGATCGACTTTATCATCCAACGGCGCATGGGCTTTCCTGACTACGAGATCGTCTTTGAGCCGATGCGCGAGTCGGACCCGCTCAAGCAGGCCAACGTCATGAAGATCTACGTTGACGCGGGTCTGATGTCGCGCAATGAGGCGCGCGACAAGATCGGCCTTGACACGCGGCCAGAGCCAGAGGCGGACGAGTTGACCGTGTCGACGGGTCAGGGCCCGGTCCCGCTTGGACTTCCTGAAGAGGTGATGAGGAGCCAAAACGATGGCAGAACTACTCCTGTACCAAAGCAACCGGCGGGCGACCAGCGGACGGGAGATGGCGCGCGTGGAGGAGAGGGCGGCGGTAAGGGTGGAGCCAACGCCGCCGGAAAGGTTGTCAAGCCCAACGGCCACGCCGCCAGCGAGCCAGCGGTCAGGGCAGAAACCAGGCCGCGCGCGGTCGGGTTCGTCCAAGCGCCGACGACAGCGCCCGTGATCTCGTCGTTTCCGCCAGGAGCGAATATCATTGACGGCGAGCGCGGCGTCATTGAGTTTGAGAAGGCCGCTGACGTTGACGCGGTGATTCACCCTGGCCGGCTTGAGCGCGCGAGCGTGGTGGCCAGGCTCAAGTTCGAGCGCGTGCTGCGCCGTGCGTTTGCGGGAATGAGCGTCGTTGCGGTTCGGACCCTCGCGCGCACGCTCGGCGTGGCAAAGGCAAAACGCGCGCTGATGAAGCAGGACGAAGTTGACATAACGATGAAGGAGCTCGCCGACGAGTGGGAGCGGATCGCCAACGCCGCGACGCCTGAGCTCCAGGCCGCGGCGATCGCGGGCTCGAACCTTGGCGTGCTTCAGCTGGGGATCACGGACGACGGCATGATCTCGCGCGTCAACCAGGTCGCGAGCGAGTGGGCCAACTACCGGGGCGCGGAGCTCGTGGGGATGAGGCGCAACACTGACGGCTCGTTGTCCTTGAACCCGGACGCCAGGTGGCGGATTGACGAGACCACCAGGAACGACCTGCGGAACGTGGTCAAGGACCTTTTTGAGATTGAGACGCCGTCGCTCCGCGACGTTGAGGACAGGATCCAGCAGGCAGGGATCTTCTCTGATACGCGCGCCACGATGATCGCGCGCACGGAGATCAGCCGCGCGCAGACGCAGGGTAACCTGGCGAGCTGGCGCGAGTCAAAGCAGGTCAAGACCGTGCGCTGGCAGTTGAGCGGCGACCACGACCATGATGACGAGTGCGACGAGAACGCCGCGGGCTCGCCCTATAAGATCGACGAGGTCCCGGAGCTTCCCGCTCACCCCAATTGCGAGTGCGCGCTCGTGCTTGAGGAGCTCTCAGGAGCTCA